ACCTCCTATAGTAGTGGTTGGTTCTGGTGTTAGTATACCTACAGTCGATATACGCTTTGCGTTATTTAACCACTGTAAGTACTTCTGCGATCTATGTAGTTTGTGGGTAAGTGCTAAACCTACGCCTAACTCAGCACTAACACCTAACGCAGTGCCTGTTATATGCTGTCCTGTACTTAGTTCCTGCTCTGCTATCTGTCTAGCTTCCAGTACTTCAGGTGCTATAATAGCAGCTTCTTGAGCTACTACAGGCTCTTCAGTAGGTTTAGGGGTAGCTATCTTTTCGACTTGCTGTTCAACTTCTTGGTTATCGGCTTTACTTAATCTAGATTTAAGCTGCTCCTTCCACCTTTTGTATTCTTCCTCAGTCATTCAAAAAAGTCTCTTGACTGCTTGAAAATTGTAGCATGGTCTTATCGTCAAAAACACCAAATGATTGAAACTCATCTCTTATTTCTTTTTCCTCTTCAGTGAGTTCTAAATTCCTTAAATCTTTGTCCAGAACTGGAGACCATCTCCCCACTAAATTCCTGAACTCCTGATCGTTTCCGAAAAGTTTGACATCCATAAAATCTAAATAAGCTTTCTCAAGAATGGCCGCAGATTCAGGGCTATAACCGTCGAACCCATATCTAACTAAAGAAAGTTTTAAATCGTTAGTAGCCCTGTTCTCTATCATCAACTTTCTATCTGAGTTTATTAATTCTCTGTCTATATTACCTGATGTGTATGTAGTAGCTACCAATCTACCAGCTTTATACTTAGACTGTTTCTTTCTTGTTTTTGTTTCATCTAGAGAAGCATAAATTATCTCGCCTTTTCCCCTCAAAACACCAGCTTCTTTACTAGGTTTTAATTGCTCTTTTTGTTTTTCTGTAATAGCTTCAATTCCAAAAGAAATTTCTTTAGCTTTTATTATACCTTCATACCGCTCAGTTTCTTCGGATAGTAAATCTTCAGCTAACCTTTGTAGAGTTTCATCCCTAGTATCATCATAAGCAGGACCTGCTAATTCTTTAGCTTTCTTTTCTAATGCACTCTGAATAACTGGATAAGCTCGTTTTAAAAAGTTACCGTAATCTAATTCAAAATCATTATCTTCATATCTTTGATCTATTACTTTTAAATTACTTTTTAATCTATCTTCTATTCCGGTGTAAACGGGTCTATCCTTAATATACTCACCAGCCATCAATTCATCGGATTTTGCTTTAAGCTCAGGTATCTGCGAAATTTTTATTCTATTATCATATTTGTCTTTAATAAACGATAACGCATCCTTGTTTTCTTTTTTATAATACTGCTCATATTCCTTAACTATGCCATCTCTGTTTTCTTTAGTTAAAGGAACTGGATCAAAAGGAAATTGTAGTGCATCTTGAAAAGCCTCTTTTATAATTCCGATATTATCAAAGTATAAAGCATCAGCCTCATCTCCTCCGGTTACTACTAATTCCTTCAACCTTTGGTTGTATAATTGAAAAGGAGCAGCAGTGCCATTAAATAAATTATTAATCTCCGCATCTAATTGCTCCATTGTTAAATTAGGATTTAGGGAAATAAAAGTATCTTTCATAATCTCGGCTGTTATACCTGATAGTTGTTCCCTCTCTTCTATGTTTTTAATATTGGCTAAAACATCTACAACTTTATTAGCAAAACGCTTACCTACTTTAGTATCACGCTTCTCATCTAAACTTAGTAACTTATTATTTAGTTTAGCTTCAATAGGATTAAGTACTGACTTAGCTTGAGTAGTATTAAAAACAGGCACACCATTTATTTTAGTAGCTTTTAAAACAGCTAACATCCTACTAGCATCTGTATATCTTTGTTGTGCATATAAGTTGTCTACTTCAGTAGCGTAAGCTGATACTAAAACTTTATTCCTATCGGTGTTACTTAACTGTGGTAAGTCTTCAGATAATCTAGCTTCTGTGTTCTCCGCTATTGTTTGTAAGTTAGAGGTATCTAAAGGAATAACACGACCAGTAGCTGGATCAACAATAGGTTTGGTAGCTACTGAAAGTTGTAATCCTAACTCTTGTGTACTGTTATTAAGTATTACTTCGTCTCTCGCTTTCTCATATTTAAGAGCTAGTTCATTCTTATAAGGAGATGTAACCATACTCCAAAGAGCTTTACCTGCTGTGCTGTTTGCTACACCCGCTCCTACTTGTCCTACTAAACTTTCCCACTCAGTTGATAAAGTCTTATCGACAGCTTGCGAGAAATCAGCTTGAGTCTTATATGTTTCAGCGTTTATCAAGTCCTGTGCTTTAGCTTCTAAACTAGGCAACATAGTACTGTTGATGTGTCGTTTAAGTAACGCATCTCTGTACGCTCTGTCTCTGTTGGTTGTAGCTAATATACTAAAGCCATCTACATCCTTCTGCTTCTTTAACTCAGCTATAACATTCTGTTCTTCTACAAGTTTAGCTTCCTCAATACCGATCTGTTCTTGTTGCTTCTGTAAACCACCGTACTGTTGTAATAACGGATTAACTTGACCCAACGCATCAGCCAAGTCCATCAACTTATTCCGACCTGCTCGTTGAACTTGCACGGCGTACTGACCGCCCCGTTGAATAGTCGGCTGAATGCCGGGAACTGCGTCTCCCAACCCTTGTACTTGTACTCGTTCTTTAGCCATTATACTGTATCTGTAGATTTAGGAGTTTTAGGCATTCTGCTTCTTATATCAAGTCCTGTACCGTATGCCCTAAGCCCACTACTAACTGTACCTAATGCAGTAGTAAGGAAGCTAGGTCTATCTATTGGTTGGTTAATACCGATCTGACGTTGTTGTGTAGCAAACCCTGCTTGCTCAAGACCCATAGCTGTGGATATACCACCAAGTTCTTGTTGCCGTAATAACGCACTACGATACCCAGCTTCCTGTCTCATATAGTCGTCCATCAATGCTTGTACAGACGCACCCGCTACTCCAGCTTCTCCAGCAGATACTCTAGCTCTAGCAAGTGCGGCTTGTGATTTACGACTTACTTGTTCAAGTTCCCGTCCGACTGCCTCTTGCTCTTGTGCTTGACGCATACGCATCGAGGTTTGTTCTTGTTGGAAACGTAGACGTTCAGCTTGTGCTGCTTGTGCTTGATACTGTTGTTGAGCCTTAGCTTGTTGCCTAGCACCTACGAAACCAGCGATGTTTGAACCTACTGATGTAGCTACTAAAGTGGCTGTTACTGGATCACACATGTTACTTCCTCTCTAATATAAATGACAGATAGCCTTCGTACTGACAATCGTTAAACTCTGCACCGAGCCACTCCAACCATTTAATACTCAACTTGTTACTACGCATCACATAGTTAGTCAGATAATCAAACCCGTCTAACAGTTCCATCATACGTTCCTTGGAGTGTTTCAAAAAGAACTTCTTAATAGTAGGTAATCTTCTAGTACCTAATAACCAAGCACTTCCGATATTAGTACCTTCGATAGGAGCTACACCAAATGAACAGTATAAGTTATTCATCTCATCTTTTACACTGTAACACTTTGTACTACAAGCGTAAGACATAATAACAGCATCTTTCGGGTGGTGCATAAGTCCGAGTATCTCTAACATGTCATCCTCCCGCAAGTCTTCGTACAGATCAACTGCATCCATATCACCGTGTGCGTCATCTATTCTAAGCTCCATATCTTCTACTGCGTGATATAACCATTGATTCAAACTCTGCCGCTAATAGCTTAACTGGTAAAGCAGAATCAGTAACAACTTCTATCTTTGCGTCGTTTGGTTGGCACTGAATAGGAAAGCGGAAGTGACCGTCCTGTGGGGTAAAAGCATTAAGTGTTAAGTTAGCACCGAGGCTGTCAGGATTAAATGCGTAGCTATACTTATCTCTGTACTTCGGAGTTACTTCAACAGTGAAGTGTCCGGTATCTGCGTAGTTTATACTACCGTTACGAATCGTTTGGAATGTGTAATCAGATGCACTTCTTCCGCCACGCTCTGTTGGTTGCTTCAATGATTGATCGGAGAACCTGTACAACATATTGTACGATAGACCTAATACAAAGTATTGATCGTTGTTGTAGAACTTACCAGCGGACCAAGCAACAGCCGTAGATACCTCTGATGTCGTACTCCATTTATCACTTGTATCAGGAATGTCAGAAGCTGTGGATGTATGTGTTGTATCGCATTTATAGATCGTACCGTCGTATGTTACATAACTAGCTAAAGGACCACTAACATCTACTGTGCTGGAATCAACAACAGTGAAAGCTCGTTCATTACCTAGCTTCGTGTAGATCGTAGCGTCTGTATTAATGCTTACATTGTACGGTATACCCGAAACACGAGTAACTTTAGTAGCTGGGTTATATAACGATACAGTAAGATCGTCTCCGTTTACTTTACTATCAAGATACAACGTATAATCTAAACCTTCGTCTGTCAGTCCATCTTCAAGTGTAAGCTTCTCAAGGTGTAACCCATCGTCGTCCTTAGTGAACAGATGCAAGTTACTGTCGATAAAGTCAAACCCTCGTACCTCCCGACCAAAGGTGAACTTCATCCAAGCACTCTGTATCTTTTCTTTGTTCGACCAGAAGTACTTATACACAAACAACGTATTACGATCTTCGCTTGTACCAAGAACAATAGTATTCTCTGCTTGTGATCCAGCTATCTTCTCTACTTGTTTTGTTATGTACTTAGGAATCTGTGATGTTATTTCTTCGCTGTTAAACGTCTCTGTGTTGTTATCAACAAAGTATTCGTACATCCCTTCAAAATCATTCCGTCTAAAAGTGAAGTATATATAATTACCTAGAGCTATTGGTTGTACACTGTCTGATATATCGTACTCAGTAACAGGAGATATAGATACAGTCTTAGGACTTAATATATCTGCTCCACGTAATACAAACTGTGACTGCTTACTGAATAACATCAGCTTCTCTTGGAACGGCACAGCGTGTTGAAGAACAGCTACCTTTGTGTGGCTTAATCCGACGTCTATCGGTGCACTGTCTAGTAGTTGTTGTGTAGTAGTACGGAAGAAGTTAAAGTATTCATCTGCTTCACTGAAGATAACGTTGCTATCTGTGAGGAATCCTAAACGGTTCTTAAAGAAGAATACCTCGTTGATGGTGTTGCCTACAAAAGAGGGGAATGGGTTAGTGTTATCGTCTCCCGCTTGTCTACTTCTCCATCCTATTTCGTTAGGAGGTATAGCTACAGCGTCTTCTTCAGCTGTTTGTAATTTAAAAGATGTTATATCATCTCCAGTAAACACAGGGACCAAAGTCACCGGCATCGTGGTAGCATCTAGTTTAGTTTGTATACCGCCTAACACTCCGGTCTTATTCTCGTCTTGTTCCCATCCTACAGTTTCGACCCAAGTTCCATCCCCGAACCTCTCTTTATCTTTCGTACTGAATCGTACAAAGTAATCATCTTGGTCTATATCAGCATCTCCTATAACCTTTACTACAAAGTTATTAAAACATTGTTTAGGTAAATCCGTGATACTAGATACCTCTTTATATACAACTCCTAAAGCTTCGTTACTCAATCCATCCGTAGTCCTGACGCTAAAGTCATCGCCTTTTGTGTATTCAACATCAATTGACCAAGCAGCAACACCAGCAGTACTAGTAGTTTCTTCCCAAAAATCCTCCCAAGATTGTCCACTGCCGGGTTCATTATCAGCTGTAGATATATGTTCTTGTTTAAGTAAATAATTTGTACCACCGTTTGATACGTTTATAGTCTTTCGTATGCGTATAACACTACCTTCTACTTCAACGATAAAAGGAGCTATATTGCCAGTTGTCGGTGGAGTTGGTGTAATAGTGGCAGGAGGTACTGGAGAATTACCATACATAGGTTTCCAAGCACCGTCGATAAAAGCTGTCTGAGATAATATTACAGATAAAGGATTTGTTACCGTGTCTGTATTATAGGCGTTACCGTTGTGGGTAAATACAAAATCAGTTATAGCACCGTTCAATACTTCACAGAAACCTTTAGCTGATGTATTAGTTCCCTGTTTAACTACAAATTCTAAACGCTTAGGAACAGCATCTGCGTCAACTGGTATTTCAGTAGTGCCAGTACTTCCTCCGCCAAAAACTCCGGAGCCAAGATTAACTCTAATAGTTTTTAATACTTTTAAATTACCTTGTAACCAACCAGAATTACCAGTACCGCTAGTAAAAGAAATACCAGTAATACCCGTCCGAGCTGTTGAGTATTGTGCTGATATTAATTGGGCTAAGTCAGTCGCTATATGCTCAGTATCTGCATTCGTGTCACCACTCGCTCCGCTTTTATAGGTAGCAGAGAATGTACCCGGATTATGCTCAGAACCATGTAAAGTAGACCAAGGGACTAAAACATCGTCAATATATACACTGTAATATTTAGAGTAATCCCCCAACTTAACAACAATAAGTGCTTCTCTATCTGGTATAGTGCTGTAAGCGTTAGCGTCTTTAGCTACCTCTTTCGTCTTATTAACAAGGAACGTATAGTCAGCTACTGTTAACGCTCGTAAGTCTGCTAACGGATTACTGATACCACTAAGATAACTAGTAGCTATAGAAGTTACAGCTACCGATACATTGTTACCCGTCTCAAGATCAATAACACCTACTTGTCCAATCGATACACTGTTACCTAGAGACACCGTTACACAGTACTTATTATCCTCATCTCTCTTTACGAAGTGTGTGAATAAGTTAGCACCGGGATCACTATCTCCGATCTTCTTCGTGTATGTAGTAGGTGGTCTTTTAACCAACCCCTCAACAACAGTAGCCCAAGCATTTATTTGTTCATCACACTGACCGGGATACCTGAGATTGTCAGGCTGTTGTGATACGCCCTGTGCGAGATTCGGTACACTGTTTACTAACAGAGGCATCTCTTATCTGTCTAATACTCTAAGTACGCTGTAGTGGTCAAAGATAGTACGGTCTGCATTTTCAGAGTCACTATCAATCGCACGTGCTTTCGCTTCGATCTCATCCCGCAAAGCAAACCCTGCTTCCTAAGAATCGATTAGCAAAGATACGAGCTGCTTTAACTGTGATGTAGTGACGGAACTGCTCAGGCATATCCGTAAATTCCAACTCAAAAGTAATAGAGGCTTTCACCTCTTTCGTCCATACATCCGTGTGATTCTTTCTGTCGTATAACAAAAGTCCACGCTGTACTGGATCGCTGTCTGTATAAATTTGTGGGTCTAAGTCTACCTTTAGCGTATTGCTTGGTAAGTTAATTTTAGACGTGGAAGCATCAGGAGTAAGTACGTACTCGTGCTCCGTATTAAAGTGCCAGCCCTCTGATTGTATAGCTTTACTGGTTTCGTCGAGGACTGCTTCTGCTTGAACGACTGATACAGGAACGGCTGTACCTCCGAGAGTATTAACAGGGGCTTCCCCGATAACACTGATCATTGTATTTACTGCATTTAGTTTAGTCGTCAGAGCCATGATAAGTATAGATAAAAT